ATCAAATATTGAAGAAGCAAAAAACCACTGGGACGTAAGAAGTGCATACTCAGCCGAAATTGGCAGAGCTTTAGCTTTTGTTAAAGATAAGCACGTTTTACAAACTATTGGTCAATGTGCAATAGGAACTACACCTAACGTAACAGGTGGAGATGTAACAAGTAACATATTTGATGCTAACATAGCTTCAGCAACAGATGCAACTGCCGCTACGGCGATGATAGGTGCTATCTTTTCTGCGGCTAAACAGTTAGACGCAAATTATGTTCCAGCAGAAGGCAGAAAATGCTTTATGAGACTTGAAGAATACTACAAATTAGCAAACGCTACAAACGTAATCAATGCTGATTTCAGTGGTAAAGGTTCAATCGCAGAAGGCAAAGTTGCAAGAGTAGCAGGGATTGATTTAATTCCAGTTCCTCATTTTGTTGAATCAAATGTAACTTCAGGAGTAGACGCAGGTTCAGCTACAGCAGGTGGTTCAACACCTCAAGCTGTGGATTTAAGAACATTCGTAGCTCTTGTTTCACACCCTTCAGCAGTTGGTACTGTTAAACTTATGGACTTGGCTGTTGAGTCAGATTATGACATCAGAAGACAAGGGACATTAATGGTCGCTAAATATGCTATGGGTCACGGAACTCTTAGACCTGAAGCGGCTGTAGGAATTAAAGAAGCGTAATAGTTTCTTTATTACACCACAATAGATTAGGGGGAGCAATCCCCCTTTTCTACTTATAATAACTTCAAGATATGCCTAGTGGGTATCTTGATTAACTCGCCTAAGAAAGGGGGAAATATGACACTAGACTTAACACCATTCCGAGCTTTTTCGGTAGGTTTTGATGACCTATTTGATGAGCTTAGAAGTTTTAAGACAGTTGGTTATCCGCCATATAACATTGAAAAAATGTCAGATGGTATATATAACATTTCAATGGCTGTTGCAGGGTTTTCAAAAGATGACCTTACAATTTCTGTCAAAGAAAATGTCTTAAAAATAAAAGGAAAGAAAGAAAGTAAAGAGAAAGATTATCTTTACAAAGGTATTGGTGAAAGGTCTTTTGAACAATCATTTAAACTTGCTGAATTTACGGAAGTAAAAGAAGTTAAGTTAGAAGATGGTGTTCTAAACATTTCTTTGATTCAGGATTTACCTGAAGATAAGAAAGAAAAGACAATCAAAATATCTTAATAGAAAGTCTAGGGGGGAGTTAAATCCCCTCTAGTTAATTTAACAAGAGGATATAAATAATAATGATAAATAAAATAAATGAAGTAATGTTAGAAGTGAAACACTTTTATAGTGAACATAAAAAAGTTAGTATCGCTTTTGCAATAATTTTATTAATAGCAATAATAGTATAACATAATGGCAACACAAATTACACCTACGACTGAATTACAAGCAGTTAATCAAATGTTAAGTGTTATAGGAGAAGCTCCTGTAAACGCAATAACAGGGACAGTAACTACCGATGTATCTGTCGCTAAAAACATTTTAGATGAAACTTCAATGTCAGTTCAATCAATGGGGTGGAATTTCAATACCCATTATGAGTATACACTAGCAAAAGATACAGACAATAAAGTACCCTTACCATCTAACTGCGTACAAGCCGATGCTTCCGCACAATACCGAGATAGAAATTTAGTTATTCGTAATGGTTTTCTATATGATATAGCTAATCATACCGATGTATTTGGAACATCAACAACCCTACCTACTTGTGACTTAGTTCTAGTCCAACAATTTGAACAACTCCCTGAATATGCAAGACAATATATAGCAACTAAAGCCGCTAGACGTTTTGCTTCAAGATATATTGGGGATAAAGGTATCACTGAGTTGGCAGGAAATGATGAACAAGAAGCACTAGCCGCTTTTAGACAAGCTGATAGTAGAAGTGCTGACGCTAATATGTTAGAAGGTGATTCAAATACTTATTCAATAATAAATAGGACTAATAGAAGGACTTATTAATGGGACAAGTGGTTTCACAATCAATACCAAATTTTCTAAATGGTATGTCTCAACAAACTGCCTCACAACGTGGTATTAATCAAGGCAAAGACCAAGTTAATTGTCAAAACAACATTGTAGATGGGCTATCAAAGAGACCACCTTTAGAATATGTAGCTACACTAGATTCTACAAATGTATTCCCTAATACTTCAAAGATATGGAGTATACAAAGAGATGAATCAAATAGATATTTATGTGCGTTCTATGATAATGGAGTTAAAGTTTATGATTTAGCAGGTAATGAAAAAACTGTAAGTTATCCTGATGGAAATACTTATCTTAATTCTACAAATCCTAAAAGTGATTTCCGTATGGTTAATATTGCGGATTATACTTTTGTAGTTAATAGGTCAATTATACCTGCGGCTGACAGTACAACAACGGCGGCAAAATTAGAGGAATTTCACGTCTACTGTAAATCAACTAATTATGGTAGAGAATATAAAGTAGCATTAAAACACGAAGATTGGGCTTATGAAATAGAAGTTATATTTCAAATCCCTACAGGAAATGATGCGGCTACAGATAGTAAATATAGAGATACAAATAAAGTAGTAGATATATTAATGAAAGGAACTTCAAGTACCCATTATGATGCTACCGCAGACGGAATTGCTTTCAAAACAGTAAGAACAGATACAGGAGCAACTTTATCTTCAACATCAGGATTATCAAACTTTTCTGATATAAATACTTATTTTAATTTTGAACAATTTGATTCTGTTATTTACGGAAAAATTATTAATCAAGCTAAAACTTATACAATAAGTACGGCTGATGGTTCAGGTAATACAGCGATGTATGCCATTAAAGATACAATACAAGATTTTACAAAATTACCTTACTATGGAAAAGAAGGAACTATCGTTAAAGTAACAGGTGATGAAGGAGATACTCTTTCTGATTACTATGTTAAATTTGATGGTACAGGTGTGTGGACAGAAACTATTGCACCTGCAACAAGTTTAGGTTTAAATGATACTACAATGCCTCACGCATTAGTTAATAATAATGATGGTACATTTACTTTTAAAAAATTAGAATGGACAGATAGAGTTTGTGGTGATGCTACAGACACTAATCCTAATCCTTCATTTGTAGGTAAAACAATACAGAATTTAACATATTATAAAAATAGATTAGGACTGTTATCAGGAGAGAATTTAATTTTAACTGAAAATGCTAGTTACTTTAATTTCTTTGCTACAACAGTTACACAAGTTTTAGACACTGACCCTATTGATATAGCGGCTTCAGGAACACAAGTTAATACATTGAAACACTCAGTAGGATTTAATGAAACATTATTATTATTCTCTGATACAGCTCAATATAAACTTGACCACGCAGGAGATACTATAAGTCCAACTACTGCTATCTTAAATGAAGTGTCAAGTTTTGAACACGATGATTCAGTAACACCTATTGCGGCAGGTAAGTTTGCTTACTTTGCTCAAGCTAGAACAAACAATACAGCAATAAGAGAATATTATGCTGATGATGATACATTGACAAATGATGGTTTAGATATTTCAGTTTCAGTACAAAGTTTAATGCCATCTAATGCTTATCAAATTGTAAGTAATACAGTTGAGGATTGTCTAGCAATTTTATGTTCAGACACAGCAGATTCACAAGTTATACCTTATACTACAAGTTCAGATGTAACAGCAACTAATGCTGATACGATGTATATATATAAATATTTCTTTGATGGTGGAGAGAAAGTACAAACCGCTTGGTCTAAATGGGAATTTAGTGGAGTTAAAATACTTGGTGGTATGTCTGTAGAAAGTAATATTTATTTATTTACTGCTGAAGGACAAACAACAAAATTATTTAAAGTAGATTTAAGAAATTTAAAAGATGCAACATTAGGACACGGAATATACCTTGATAAAAGGACTTCAGTTACAGGTACATATTCTAGTGGCACTAATTTAACAACTTTAACTTCTCCATATGGAGCAAAAACAGGATTAATGGCAGTTGATAAAACTGATGGAGCAGATTATGCTTTAACTTCTGCTTCAAATGCAACTTGCACAATAACAGTTTCAGATGCCGCAAATATTGCAGTAGGTAGTACCATAACAATTACAGATAACGCAGGTGTATCTACAACTATGACAGCTACCAATAGTGACCCTGCTGGAGCTTTAGAATTTTCAGTTGGTGGTACAAGAACGAATGATGATGTAGCAGATAATATTGCTGTAGGAAGTGGTGGAGTTCTTGGTATTAATAATTTAGCAGGATATTCAGCTCCAAATCCTGCGGCAGGTTCACCTATTATTACAGTTACAAGAGCCGTAGCTGGTGGAAATAATTTAACTGTAACTTCTTCTGACCCTACACGATTAGCTGTTACAAATTTTGTTGCTCCTTCTTATACGTTAGTTGGTAATCATACTAACTTATGGATAGGAACACCTTTTGAATCTAAGTATACATTATCAACACAATATATTAGAGAAAATACTGGTAGAGGACTTTTAGCTGTGACTACAGGTCGTTACCAAGTTAGAAATATAGCATT